ATGATGCCTGGCGTAGACTATCAAAACATTTGTGACGCTATTCGTGCAAAAAATGGTTAGACTGATTTAATAAAATCAGGTGAGGCAGCGGATCTTATATTAAATCTACCCACGGGTGGAGATGGCCCTGAAATTTTTTCTGTTTACAAGACTGGAGAATATACTCCTACTGCAGATGCTTCTGGTTTAACTACTAAGATTACCCATGATTTAGGAGTAGAGCCAGATTTCTATTGTATTTATGCAAAACCTGGTTAGACAGTTGGCACTGGCTATTTAGTTTCCGCTTTGGGAATTAAAACTGGAACCACTGGTTAGGTTATGTATATTCACGGTACTACTGCCGCGAAAGGTTTGTATAGTACATCCTATTTAACTTCTACTCAATTTAGTATGGGCGCATCATCTGGTAAGTATAAAGCTGGAGTTACTTACGTTTGGATAGTTGGAGTAACTAAATAATCAATGACCTCGAAGTATGGCTTCGAGGTCTTTTTATTTGAAATTTTTGAAATTTTGTGGTATAATATATCTATAAAGATGAGGGAGGAAAATAAATGTGCGAGTTGATTTTAGGACTTTGCCTGCTAGGTAACTGGTTAGGCTGGTGTGATGTTTCATCTGGCTGGTTGTTGTTTTGGTTTGTAATAGCTTGCTGTGAGTGAGCGATTTTGAATTTATGGAGGACTAATATGAAAATCAGTTGGTCTCATGGCGCGCACGTCGCGTGTTTCGGTAAGATTTTCAACGATGGTTGGGGCGCAATCATCTGGATGAAGTGGCAGAAGAAGCCTTGGATTTGGAAGGTGAAGGTATGAAAGGTTTTTGGTCTGGTTTTTGGAGAGGATTCGTGTCTGCCTTTCTAATGTTTGTGTGCATTGGAGCTTTAGTTGGAGCCATTTGGTTACTGGCAATAATCAGTGAAGGACTGATGAAAGCCTATGGCGAAATAGCAGCGATAATTGTGCTTATTGCTTTAACCATTATTGGCGCAGGTGTATTCCAAGGCTGTTGGGTTTATAAGCGATATCGCCATTATAAGCAGATAATCAAAGACCTGGAAGTGGAAAGAGCCGAAGACCCTGACCCTAGCTGTGATTATGATTATGAGATTGCTAGTGCTGAGAACAAGCTAAAGAGCTTGTTAAATGGCGATTATTATTATGAGGTATGTCGATGAAACAGTTGCGAATTAAGTATACCAAATCCCTAATGGTTGATGTTGATGACTACATCACCAAAGAACAAATTCGTGAGTTGGTAGAGATACTTGCCGCAGAAGAGGTATTTCAAGATGGCGAGTATGATGAAGTGGATTGGGAGGTAATTGAATGATTGTCAAAAAGTATTGGCGTAAATATAAAAATAGCCGGCATAGTGATCGTATGGGCTGGTTTCTTTTTGGATTTATTCCGCTTTACGTTGAAATGCATCCTTGGACTTTTTAAGAAAGGAGTAACATCATGGCAAAGGTTCATTATTCTCCCTGCGACAAGCTCACCTATAAGGTGCTCGCGCAGTATGGTTGTCAGTCCTCTCAGCAGGTTCGCACTTGTATGAACCGTCTTTATGATGATTCCTACTCTACTGGCTCTATCGGAGCCAGTCTGCGCAAGATGGCGCAGAAAGGTGTGGCCGCTTCCTCTTTAAATGAACGTGGTCAGAAGATTTATTGGATTACCGACTATGGTAAGGAGTGTGCAAAGGATTATGAGTAAAAAGAATTATTGGATTGTTAATAACACCTACAATAATTCCAGGATGCTTATCATTTGTCCTATTTGCGCAGAATGGTATGAGATTCCCAACAGTCTTGAAGAACTGAAGTGTTATCGTCATTGCCCTTGGTGCGGTGAGCCATTGTTCGTAAAGGAGAACAAAGATGGAGCGAATTGAAGTTCAGTATGTAAATGAATATAGAAAGAAAGAAAGTGTGGGTGGCTTGGCTTTTGTCGTACTGACAAGTCTTGGTTTTCTCGTAGCAGTTGGCGCCCTGTGTACTCTCTTGTGGGTAATACGATGATTAAAGAAGAAAAGAAAGATCTCGTAGATAGACGAGAACTTTATAGGCTTATGGTTAATAGAATGAATGAAAAAAGCAATGGTGCAACTTTGAATTCATCTTTAACTTTAGGTGAATTTATGGAGATTCTTTTTGATTTGCCTTTACAAGATGAACTTAATGCCGTATGGATTTTAGATGGCTCAATTTGGCGTTGCTCCTGGTGCAGAATGTCTGCGCTTGAAAGTTTCGGCAAATCTTTTCCTTCAAAACATTGCCCTTATTGTGGCCGTCGTATGAAAATGGAGGGTAATCTTGAAAGTAAAACGTGATGAACATTGGATAGCAAAAATCCAAATGTTTCCTGGTGATAGATTAATGAACCGAGTAGTCTGGATTTATCAAGTTGAGAAGAGCGGTGATATTGGATTCATGTTAATTGGTGACGAAGATGTATATTGGCGCTCTCAGGTTGAATGGTTTGAGCCTATTCGGAGATTGGCGGTAAGTGAAAATGATGTTGAGTGAAAATCATGAATTAGGTTTTAGTGCTGCTAAAGCAAAAGGCAAAGGTTGGGAAGAGGTCAAGCCTCGTCCCATCAGAGTTGACTATGGCTTTAAGTGTAGAGACTGTGGCGCGCAGATTGATGGTTTTGTAGTAAGTCCTCGATTCTGTCCTTATTGTGGAAAGGAGCATGGATAAATGGCTGAAATAAAGCGTTTTACTGCAGAACAAGCAAGAGCTATGATGCCTTCAAAGAAAACATTTTCTGGATATGAAATATTGTTAAATTATACTTATCGAAATATTAAAGGTGCAGCAGTAGCTAATAAAAATTTTGTTTATATTAACACTTCTTCTTTTTTAGGCAACAGTATTGTCAATGTTCTTAACACTCTTAAAGAAGATGGTTATTCCGCTGAATATGATTACAGCGCAGACCGAATTATAGTGAGGTGGTAAAGTGTTTGATCGTAAAGATATTAGTGCAGTAGAAGCGAGAGGAATTGTAGCAGGCGTAAACTGGGATGATTTTGTTGATAGCAAAATCAAGCAGTGTAATGAACAAATTCGTACCTATGCTAAGTATGGTTATCGTGAAGCACGTGTTGACCTTTGGTCAAAAGAACAATATGTTTGGAACAAGGTGATAGAACATTTTGAACTCAAAGGCTTTGAAGTAAAGCGTGAGTGGTGTGGCCTTATTTTTAAGTGGTGAGGAGATTTATGAAAAGTTTTTCCAAAAAATCTGAGCGCAAACCCGAACGTTTAACTGCGGCACAGGCTCGCGCGATTCCTATTGAGGATTCTCTAGTTGAGAATGTGTTGCAGGAAATGTACAAGGGGATTCGAGAAGTTGCTAGTCATGGTGGTTCTGAAATTCTTTGGCGCCATAGTTCCTTTTCAGATGGTGTAAAGGAAATTGTTAAGCAGCGACTTATTGATGATGGTTATCATGTTGTTGATAGTAGAAGTGCTTTTGTTTGGAAGATAATTTGGAGGGAGCTGTGGTAAATGACTTGGAGAGAAGTTGGCTATAAAATTTTGGTTATTTTTATTGCTTTGGCGCTGTGTACGTGTCTAAGTGTGTTTCTGAGTTCTTGTGGACGACCAGGTCCTGGATATGATTCCTATGGTGGAACTTTGTTTGAACGAGTGACTACTTATGACGATTGTAATGTTTATCGTCACAAAGGCAACAATGTATTATACGCCTACAGTGGCTCTGGTTTTACTGTGATGCTTAATCCAGATGGTACAGCTATGGTATGGGAAGGTCGTTAAGGAGGAGTTGTATGGAAAAGTTTACTGCGGCGCAGCTTATAAAGTAAAAGATTTTCTGGAAAAAGATGAAGGATATAGCGTTATCTTGTCACTAATGATGACTTCATTTAGTTTTTGTATCAATTGGCGCGAACCCGAAAATTTTTCCAAAAATCCTGTCGGTTGATGCTGTTCGCGCCGAATCAATTAATTTCACCAAACCAGCCTTTTGCTTTAGCTAATTCTTCTTTTTGAATTGTCTCAATTCCTAAATATGGTTGTTGTTTTAATTTTAGAGTCTGAATAGCTTCAAGGTAATTACAAGGAATTCTTTGATTATTGGTTGAAAGTTGTTGATTGAATAAAGGCTAGTATAGAAATATATAATCTCTTTCTTTTTGTTTTAGATTTTTAGGATTTACACTTTCTATGATATTAAAAGATATTTCGTGACCTCTTTCAAGAAAGTTTTTCATAAGAGGATACCACAATTCTTGGCTATTTAAAATATTATAACGATGAGAAAGAGCACGACCATATAGGTCAGCGCTCTACCCTATATATACCACTCTGCCATCAATACTTATGGAGTAAATGCCACTTTTAATTCCATGATTATTAAAATCAAGCATTATTTTTGTCCTCCTGTTCTAAGAATTTGATGATTGCGCGCCGCATAATTGAACTAACACTTTCTTGATATTTGGCGCAAAGTTGGTCAATTTTTTCTTTGGTTGCGCAGTCTACATAGGTTTGAACTTGATATTTTTTATTAGTCATTGATTAGACCTCCAAATATTTTCTAGAATTTTCTATAATTTAAGTCAAATTATCGTAAAATAAGGCAATTTATTTGAGGACTGAATTTTGGCATATAAAAATTTTCTGAAAATTCTGTAGCAACTGATGGACAATTTACACATTTAAAATGTAAGTAAACTTATAAATATACTTATAATTAAAAGGGTACCGCAAGGTACTCCGCAACTTGTACTTCTACTTATAAGTATATGTATAATTTATCTTATATTTAAAGGGCTAGTTGCAGCTGGCGTAGCCACGTACTCGGCCCGTACGTACATCTTCTTGTACATATAAATGTACATATATACGTACATTTAAAGGACCTCAATCCGGCCCGTCCGTACCGCAGCTGGTACAGCAGGAGGACACCTCCACTTATAATTATACGTATATTTATTGGGCATGGGCCCGCAAGTCCAGCTCGTAATGTGGCCTCGTAAAAGTCAGAGGAGACCTCGTCGTGCACGATGGCGGCTTGTTAGATAGTGAGTTATTTGAATTTGTTTTAATTTGTTCCTGGCGCAAATTTTTATATACATCAAATTATAAGTATACTTATAATTAGAAGGGAGCATAAATAACACTTAAATCACAGCTCCCTTACAAATTTATTTATATGTATTGGAATTGCTTTTTTCTTACCTCCCTTACCCATCATTGGCAATTCCTTTACTTACCATGACCGTCACTCAAGGCCGAACGAGTGGCGGTCTTTCTTATACGAAAAATTGTGAAAACTTGACACCAATGAAAATTTGACGTGACGGGCGCCGCATAAGTTTATACACAAAGAAAAATCCCCTAGACCCGTAGGTCTAGGGGACAATTCACTTGAGACAACTCACTCAGCCGCAACAGCGGTGTAAGCTTTCTGAGTTCCCTTCTTGGGAATCTTAACCTCAGTCTGGACAGCCAGGCCCAGCTCAACAGCCTTACGGCACAGGGAGCTTGCCTTCTGAACCTTGATTTCCTCGCCCAGCATCTCGGTCAGCTCAGCGGCAACATCAGTTGCAGTCTTGGCTTCAGCGCCCAGAATTTCAGCAGCGACACGACGTGCCAGTGCTTCATTTGCATCACGCTTAGCCTGTTCCTTCTCGGATACCTTGCCCTTACGAGCTGCCAGCTGAGCATCCATCTTGATCAGCTGCTCTACAGCAAAGTCCTTCATTTCCTCGGTCATTTCGCCTTCGGATACCTTAACAAAAAATTCACGCTTAGTCATTTGCGTTTCTCCTTCTCGCGTTGGTCGCGACCCATAAAATGTTTATAAGTTAAGAGTTACATCTCTCTTACTTTCTATATATATTATACCAGAAATTTGTAGCTTTTTCAAATTTCGGCAAGTAAGATTTCCCAAAAGATTTTACAGCTTTTTCTGTTATATCTCTCTCAACCTTACACATATATTATACCTTAAATTTCCAGCTTTTTCAAAGTTTAGCAGCTGCTATGAAAATTTGACAAAACGCAGCTGGCGCAGCTGATGTAGCTGGTTTGTAGCTGCTTTGGAAATTTGACAGGGGTGGAAACTTGACACCGACAGTGGTGCCGTGCCGGACAAGTCAAATTTTAAGTGATGTCAAATTTTGGCCCGCATAAAATTCCATAATTATTTGTCAACTTGTTATGTCAACCTAAAGGAAAATTGTGTAAATTGCACAAAGAAAATTTGAAAAAATTAAATTTAGACGCAACACGTCTAAATAACTGCCCATGAAAAATGTCCGCCAGTGGCGGACACTTCTCTTAGAAATCACAGTCGATGTAATCAGCAAATTCGGGATGCTGATATACAAACTTTTTAACAGTGCCGAGGATACGGAAGGGGAAATACTCAATTCCCATTTCAACCTGATTCTTGGCTTTCTTGACAATCAAGGCGAAAATCTCACTTTCGATGTCGGCATCGTCAATGGCGGTGTGGGCTTCATCAAAGTCCAGTTTACCAGAGGCGAATCTGTAAGCGGTTTCGGCAGAGGTCTTGAAATATTTTCCGCTTTCGGTCTGCCATCCGTTGCGCAGGCAAGTCGCCTTATATTCATCATTATCCATGATGTACTTACAGGACAGGCCCCAGAGGTCAAACAGGGGATAAACTTTGCCACGGAAGCGGAAAACATCGGGGTCAAACTCTTTGGAATTGGAGGAGCCAAAACCGTTTGCGATTTTTTCGCAAATCTGATTCTGATTTCTCAGCCAGTCATGGAAGTCGGGGGAGTAAAGCTGATTGATATACAACTCAGTAAAGGGGATTGCTTTCTTGAAGTCAAACATGGAGTTATAGGCGCCGACAGCTTCGACGTGCTCCATGTCCGCCACCAGTTCAGCGGAAGCGGTTTTCCAGTCGGTCAAAGTGATTTCGCCCCGGTTCAGCTTCTCGATATATAAAGGACGTTTGGAAGCATAATAGGCGGTATCGAAAATGGAAGGGACGGAGAAGATCTCAGAAATCAGAAAATTTTTCCGGCTGTAGACTCTACCCTTTTTGTCGATAATTTTCCAGCCCAGGTCATAAATGAGCGGTTTTGCAATCGCCACATTTTTCTTTGCTTCTGCCGGCAGGTTGCCCGCGCAGGGCAGGGTTGCGGATTCGCAATCCAACACAAGATAATACTTGCGCCGACGGTCAAACTTCACACTAACGCTTGCTTTCATAATAAATCAAATCCTTTCTTTATTGGTGGGGTGTACCTTCGTTTCCCTCACCTGACATGGATATAATACCATATATGAAAACAAAAGTCAATACATTTTCCAAAAATTCCAGAACTTATTTAGGCGTAATACGTCTAAATATAGGAAAAGCGGAGCATTACTGCCCCGCCTCCTTTTTTGCTTCCTGCTTTGCTTTTTTCTTTGCGGCTTCGGCTTCCTTTTCAGCCGCCTTTGCCGCCTTTTTCTCAAGGCTCATTTTGTAGTCCTCGGCCATGGAGTAGCCGTCATAGGGGTCGCCGCCACGCTCGCCAGTAGGGACTTTGAAGGTCAGCACAAGCCAGCGTTCCTCACCGTCACTGTCAACGACAGGCAGGGCGATTTCGTTGGACTTTACGCGCAGAACTTCCTCACCGCAATTTTCGAGATGCTCGGAAACACCCTCCAAAAAGCGCAACTTGATTTCTTCGTCAAGTTGCTTCCTAGTCAACTTTGCCATCTGTAATCATCCTTTCCTTTCTGATTTACATGGATATTTTAACATATAATTTTTTATTTGTCAATAGAAAATTCCAGAAAATTTAGACGTGTTACGTCTAAGTAAAAGTCATTCATTTCTGAATGACCTTATCGAGAGAAGTTTCTGCGCTGACTTCTTCCCAGTTTTCGACGTTGTAATATTCTACAACTTTATCTGCGCTGGAAATCATCATCATAGAATATGTAGTGTTGGGTTCGCCGCAAAGAATTTGTACAACTCTTTTCCCAGCGGCCATAGCATAGCCAGCTTCCCAAGCTGTGCCGCTGTCGGAGTACATACCATGGTTCATAACGAGAACTACATCACAGTCATTGATGGCGCGCACATCTTCATCGAATACATAGCCAGCCCAGGTTTTATTCGGCATCTGCCAGGCACCTTCGATTGTATGCTCACGAGGAACATAAACATCATAACCCTTGGCGCGCAGACCTTCAATTGCCCCTTCGTACATGAGGATTTCATTGATATTAAAGAAGGGAGAAGCAAGATAAATTTTCATTTTTATTTTTCCTTTCTTTTATTTTCTATAAAAATTATATCATAAAATTTTATTTTTGTCAAATTATTTTTGTTTATTGTTTAGACGCAAGACGTCTAAATAAAAATTTTTGAGAAAAAGGGCGAGATTTCTCTCGCCCCATTTTATCATTCGGCATCAGCCGTGGTTGCCACGGCGTACTGCTTCATCTTGCCCTTCTTGGGAATCTTGATTTCGGTCACGGTCAGGCGACCATCTTCGACCATCTGGCGACACATGGAGGAAGCCTTGGAGGTGGAAACTTCATCGCCATCAGCGGTGGTCACGCCCTGCTTGTTGAGAGCTTCGGCAATGTCGGGAGAGGTCATGCCACCCTTTTCGGTCAGCAGGTTCAGAATGGAAATCTTGAGGGGTTCGTTCGCCTTGGACTTGGCGGACTGCTGTTCAGCACGCTTGGCGTTGGTTGCATCCAGCTTCGCAATCTGCTCCAGGGCGTGTGCAACTTCGGCTTCGCCAACGATATTCTTGGACACATTCACAAAAAACTCACGGTTAGTCATAATAGACTCCTTTCATATTCGGCGGTAGGTTCGCCACCCATTTTATTTAGCAGAGGGTTCCTGTCCCTCACTGCTTTATCATTATAGCACATATTGTACTGGTTGTCAAGGGGTTTTTCAAAAATAATTTTTGAAAAATTTTGTCTGCCGAAAAGGTAGGACAGTTACAGCATCTGACAAAAAGGTTCGACCATCGTGGACAACATCACGCACCGCAGAGCCTACTTGGGTTGGTTCCCCTCCCCTTGACACCAATATAATATCATAGATTTTCCAAAAATGCAAGAACTATTTTCGGATGATTTAGACGTAATACGTCTAAATGAAAAGAACTTGACCTTAAAGGCCAAGTCTTTTCAGAATTGTGAACAGCTCCTGCTCATCGTATGCGCCATCGCCCCAGTCGTGGCGGACAGCTTCATTATCATCAAACAGGATTCCGCCAGGTTCGTCACCAACCAGATGTTTGGGAGTGCCGTAGGGAACAACATGAATTTCATCCCAATGTACAGCCGGGAGATTAGTTGCCAGCCAATTCAGCTTTGCAGTCTTGGTTGCTTCATCAAATTCCGGTGTAGACTCTTTAGAAGTCCAGGTGATGATTCTCAGCTTATAACCACAACCCTGTAAGCGGTTTAGCTGTCGGGTCATCCATGTGCGATGGAACATAGGGCGCGCCACCTCATAAGGATGTGTATCAAATGCGCGAATTGCTTCGAGCCAGTGCGGAACATTGTAGAAATCTGCAATCGTTCCATCCATGTCAAAATTGATATAAACGTTTTTCATTTGAATCATTCCTTTCTTTTCTGTAACAATATAATATCATATATTTTCTAAAAAATCAAGTTTTATTTTGAAAATGTTTAGACGCAATACGTCTAAATATTCTACAAAAAGAAAGGAAGGGGAGTTTCCTCCCCTCCTATATTATTCCGCAGTAACTTCTGCGATAACTTCTTTCATAATGGTTGCGAGTTCTGCTTTGGTTGCGCCGAGTTCCAGACTGATGAGAATGGAGTCAACCGCTTTCTTGCGCTGGTCACGCACTTTCTTTTCATGCTCATTACGAGCCACGGACAAGGAGCTGTTCCAGTCCGAGTGGGACAGGTAGCAGTTGGAATTGTGGTAAATCTTGAAACCTTCGGGCAGGTGGGTGACACCAGCAATCAGCTGAGCCGCATATTCATTTATCTTTTCATTCAGTTCCTCTGTAGTCTGAATCATAGCCGCTCTAGCGGTATTGTATTCCTCGGTGGGCGCACCGTAAGGGATTGCCTTTTCTACTTCCTGGCGCACAAACTCTGCAATTCTTTTGGACACTCTCATAATTTTACTTCCTTTCTGTCTTTGGGTATCTCCCCTTGACACCTATATAATACCATAGACCTAATCGAAAGTCAAGAACAAAATCATCCTTGTTTAGACGTAATACGTCTAAACAAATAAAAAGAGGAAGTCATTCGACTTCCTCAATATCCACCAGACAATCAACGTCAACAATCAAATCATCATAAATGGATTCAGTATTGTTGTCATTGAATGTAATAATGACCAACTGGTCAACCACATAACCTTCACCACGGATACACCATGCTTCACCAGCCCAGTCAACGAATGTGACCCAGCCAGTAGATTTATCAACTTCTATCACCCGTGCAGGTGAGGTGTATGTGCTGGTTGGGTCGAAAGATTCGCCTTGAGTCCAACCAAAAGTATAGGCGCCAAAGGCAACGAAGATGAGGGCGAGGATGACACTGATTAAATGGATAGTATTCTTTTTCATATTGGTATTCCCCTTTCGTTTTCTGTAAGTACATTGTACCATGGACGTGCGGAAAAGTCAAGAATATTTTTCAGAAAATTTAGACGTGATACGTCTAAATAGAACCTGGTTATTCGTTACCAGAAAACGCTCCACCTTAGTTAAAATTATGGTGGCAATTGGTGCCAGGTTTGGGCGGAGTGCCTGCTTCCGACTGCCTCCCTATCACCCACGGCAGCAAGGGGAGAGTTGCCATGCCCGTGTCCGTTACTCTCAACCGACCTTGTACCTGTATTATACACAATAAATTCCAAAAAGTCAATAACTAATTTCCCATGATTTAGACGGAACACGTCTAAATAAAATTCTAGAAAGGAAACGGCGCATTTCTGCGCCGAATCTGTCAAATATTAGATAGACTTTTCCTGAATGGGTTCGCGCAGTATTTCTACAATTTTTGCTACTCCCTCGGTAAGGTCTTTCGCTTTATCAAAATAAATTGTTTGTCTCTCACTGTTGTGATAACGAACTTCCAAAACAGTGCTAGATATTGGAGAAATTTTTGCAAAATTTTCCAAAGAGACGATTTGATCCTTGTAGACAAAAATTTTCATATTTTTCCTTTCTGGTTTTTGGGATTTTCCTTTCCCTTTCTAAAATTAGTATATCACATGAATTAGGAAATTGCAAGAAGTTTTTTCGCTTCATTTAGACGTAACACATCTAAATAAAAATTGAGAAAACAAATGGGTGATTATCTCACCCATTTGCCAGTTTTTGCAAAAATTGCGGCATCTTGTACGCATCTTTTTCCAGAACTTGTCTTTTCTCTCAAAAGTCTAAGTCTTTCCTGTACTTTGACCACCTCACTATGAGGATAGATTTCTTCCTGTCTGCGGGCAACTCTTTCCATAAGCATGGAAACAGAACTTTCATGAATGATAATATATTTTACAGTACCATTACCACGATTGGATAAACGTCTTTTGTGTTCTCTTGCTTCCTCAATAGTGGGAGCATTGCGCTGACAGTGGCAAATAACCTCACCACTTTTCATGTTTTCTCTGTAACTATAAACTTTATACATATTATTCTCCTTTCAAAATGTGAGGGCGATTACTCGCCCTCGTCCTCAGCTTCCATGTCTTCGCGCTCATCCAGCATCTTGCCGATAAGGGTCTTGGCGCGCTCAACGTAGTCTTCCATCAGCTCGCAGGTGCGGTAGCACACTTCCAGTTCTTCGGTGCTTGCTTCCAGTCTCACGCCCTCGCCCAGGCGGTCACTCTTCAGCATGGCAGCATCGCTCTCCAGCAGGAACAGTAGGTCATGGATGCGCTTGATAGTCTTCTCGTTGTTGTACTCCATTGTTATACTCCTTTCAATGGGGCTGTTAAAACAGCCCCTCTTCCTTTCTTTCATCATACAGCATATCACCGAGGACTTCCATTGCTTCCTCGTAGCTCAGCGGCTCGTCATCCAGCTCAAGCAGGTGGCGCATATCAGCTTCATACTCTGCGTAGTCAACTTCAGCTGCGGCCATAGCTTCTTCAGCAGTTTCGTAGCCATCAAAGCCATCCTGGGTCATGATGTGCTCGTAATACCAGCCGTTCTCGTCTTCAGCCACACGATACACATAGGTGTCATCGTCAAAGCCCAGGTGCTTTCCATTTTCTTCATACCATTTCAGCATAATAAAACTCCTTTCAAAGTGGAAAGTCTGGAGCTTACAGCTCCAGACCCTCGAACATCCAGTCCTCGTAATCAGCTTCGGGAGAGAATTCCATATCGGGGAAGTTCTCAGCATAGGCAATCAGTCGCTCAAACATCCGCTTGGAGCTGGGCTGGATTGCAATGCCGTCTACCTCGCCATTGTGGCGGACTTCCTTGATTGCGTTGCAATCAATCAGCATAGCGGTGAACAGGTTAGTAGGAATCAACAGGGCAGGGGTGGAGCGGATCTCTTCCCATGCTTCCGCTTTCTTGGTTGCCTTGTGCTTCTGAACGAAGTCCAACTTGTAAATCACGAAGCGGGACTTGTTAGAGCCGTCAAGCAGGTCATTGACTCGTCCGCCATTGGTCTTGCACTCAGCGGGCAGGTACTTGGCTTTGCCATTGACAACCACACGGACAGACACATCGGTCTTGCCTTGCTTAGCAACAGCGACTTTGCGGCTCTTTTCACGGGCGCACATCAGCTCGAAAGCTCGACCCCTTGCGCCTTGATTAGTGGTATTGCTCAGCTCATACTGAATAGCGGAAATGCGTCTTTCTTTAATAGTCATAAAATCAAATCCTTTCAAAATTAAATTGTTTTTTGTGTATGCTTTTATGCGTCTAAACTCTAGCTTTTTATCGGTGAAACTGCCTTGCTACCATCCGCAACTATCCGACACATACACGCACAACGGATACCGCACGACCCCACAAGGGTTGAAACCATTTATTTAGTTTTGCTATCGACCGAGGGAAACTTGCGTTGGTGTCTTGTGTTCCCCTGTGTCTATATACTATCACAGCATAGCACGGAAGTCAAGAAAAACTTGCATTTTTTCGTTCGTCAAAATGCACAAAGATGGGGGTGGGGTTTTGGGAATTTTGACAAATCGCACAATCCAAATCTCCCGGCCCTGGAAACAAAAAACACAGAAATAAAAAACTGGTGGAAACGCATTACACGTATTCCACCAGCTTATATTTGCCTTCATAACTTCTTTGTTTGTTGGCCCATCTAGATATCGTTCCTTTCGCCACTCCCATTTCCTTTGCCGCAGCAGTTACTGTATCATAGAATAATTCTTCTCCGTTTAATTTAATTATATGTACTTTCTAAGCAGCATTACCCGTTTTTAAAATTTCTCTAGAATATTTAGTATTTTCAGATTGAGTCATCCATTCCAAATTTTCTAAATTATTATTCAAACAATTACCATCTATATGATTAACGGTTAAAGTTTCCCATCCTTCTACGGGCGCGAAAGTAGACAATACAATACGATGCACTAAACCATAGTAGCTTTTTCCATCTTTGCGAAAATCAATTCCAGCATATCCAGCACTAATCTTGGGTTTTAAAATGCGTCCTTCTTTTGATTGCTTAAAACTTTTTATCTAACCTTGGTTTGAAACCTAATATCCTGGATATTGTTCTATATCTCTCCAAATTTCCATTTTATTCCTCCTTGCTTGTTCTAAATGTAAGTGGAAACATATACGAAAAACTATATAATTTTGGAAACATCTACGAAACGAATTTTTCAAAATCGTCTACCACCCCGGGGTATCCTTTCAGTATTTTCAAATTTGACAACCAATTAACAAATATGATATAATATAAGTATAAAAAGCGGATAGCTTGCGAGTTATCGCGCAATCAATCACTAAAAAGGAGTTTTAAGCTTACAAATGGCAAACCGATTACACTTGGATTTTTCAATCCAATCTACCGATGGGCGCAGTGACTTTGTAAATGAATATGTACAGCAACCTTAGTTTTAGCGTACTCCTCTTACAAGTGACGAATTAGAAACCATCGCTAACTACATTTTATGGGGCAAGGACCCGGATGGTCTAAATGTGACCTAGCGTGGTGAAATTTAGATTGAAACCCGTAACAAAACATGGCAACGAGATGATACGGAATCCCTTGATGCCCTGATGGAGTCTCCCACATTTTCTGAGGCCAGTTTACGTCGCCCCACCGAAGCGCGCACACGTGTTGCCCGCGAAGTCTTCGACCGCAAAAAGACCTTGAGTGAATGTCCTGCACACTTAGTCCCCGTATTCGAAGACCTCTTCAAACGAATCGACACAATCGAACTCATGCTCAACTACTACGAATTTTCGCACGGGCGCCGTAAAGAGCCACCTCGTGCTGCCCTTTTAAAACGTTTTTCACAAGAGGAACTCACCAATGCTGAAACAACTGCTTCCAAATGGAACCAATTCAAATATCTCAAATAGCGCCATCTCATCGTCGAATTGCGCCGAGAGCAATTCACATTGCGCGACACCTACATAGAGAAACATATCCGTCATACTCCTATTGAACCAGAGATTGACCCAGTCGACCCCGACTTTGATGCAGAAATTCCGGTATTTCCCTTGGGACTTAAAACTGGCTCAATTGGCGCCCTGTTGTTCAAAGCAGAACGAGATTTAAACCCTTCTACTTATAATGAGTCAGACCTACAAAAAGTTTTATAGTTCTATTGGTCCAAAAAGTCCGAATCGCGCCCTGCAATTTTCTTCGACTTTGGAAATCTTGAGCACATATATGAACTATTCGGCCAACTCAATGAACTCGAAGAATCAATCAGCGCCCTGCCCGTTAACTCAAATCTTAGCAAACTTTTGGACACTCTAAAATATTATATCGAGATGACCGACTTAACTGAAGCCTAGCGTGAAATCCTCGACTTGAAAATCAACAAAACAAAAAATCAAGACATAGCGGACATTATAAACAAGAAATACGACAAGTCCTACACGGCTAATTATATTAGCACCATCTTCCGTCAAAAGATAATTCCGCGCATCAATGAAACAGCTGAGTTCCATGCGAAGATTATAGAGAATCTAAGTTTTCCAGAGAATTTCAAAAAATGCACAGGATGCGGAAAGGTCTTGTTGATTGATCCGGACAAATTTGTCCGAAAATCCCGTTCAAAAGATGGCTTCTCAACTCGTTGTAAAATCTGTGATAGAAATGACCGCTAGAAAAAGAAGGTGAACAAATGAAAATTTTTGAAAAGAGAATCGAATCTGATTTCGAGTTTTTTGTAAAAAGCTTGCCTGCGCTGGAGCCGGTGGAATTTTTGGGATTGGCAAAGGTGCTATGCGTTCCTACTTCGCACGAAGGTGAACTTGTAGAAATTGATAAGAAGCTGATTGATGAAAGCGCTGGTGATGAAGAAAAGCAAAAAGTCATGGCTGAAGTTATGATTCCTGCTGATGAAATCTTGGAAGCTATGATGGATAAGTATTTGACCTTGAGCAAGAAGCGCAGAGGAGAAATCAATCAAATCCTAAAAGAAATCAAAAAATCCAAGAAGGTGAGATAATGGGACTACAACCGAACATTGCGCGACGCCGTAATTTTGCTATAAAGTAGTGCAATCGATGTGGTAATTCTTTCGCGCCTTCTAATTTTGCGATGACCAAATCAATTTTTTATCCAGATGGCTCTCTTCCTATGTGTAATGATTGTGTTGAATTATATTTGATTGATGTTGATTTCGATTGGCGCGAAGTGAATAAATTATGCCAATATGCCGACATTCCTTTTGTTCCTAAGGAATGGGAGAGAATGCGCGAAATGAATGGTGACAAAGCTTTTCCCAAATACGCTGAAGTTTTCGCTCAATCTGAATATGAAGACTTGGGTTGGCATGACTACTTTGAGGCTTATTAGAAGTTAAAAGCTTCAGGTGAACTAGATGATGAATTACCTGGTATTGCAGACCAAAAGCGTCGTAAACTTTAGGAGCGCTGGGGCGCCAATTATGATGATGAAGCCCTTCGCTATCTTGAAAATCTTTACAATGGTTTGATGACTACTCAGAATGTCAATGGCGCCCTGTAGGTCGACCAAGCTTTGAAGATTTGTAAAATGTCTTATGAGATTGACTGTCGTATTCGTGAAGGTGTAGATTTTGATAAAATCTTGGCTTCTTATGACAAGCTGGTTAAGACTGCGGAATTCACTCCTAAAAATGTTAAAAACATCAATGACTTTGACTCTGTGGGTGAATTAATCAAATGGCTAGAAAAGAGAGGTTGGAAGAACACTTTCTATGATGATGTTCCTCGGGACATTGTTGACGAAACAATGCAAAACTTCCAAGCTTTTAACCAGCGTCTTTATACTAATGAGTCTGGTATTGGTGAACAAATCACAGAACGTCTAAACAACTTGAAGAACGTTGCGCTGATTGAACAAGAATCTTACTATGGTACTAATGCAGAATATGATTTAGACGCCTATGAAAATGAAGGTTATAGTCAGTTGGTTCTTGAAGAAGAATTTGACCCTGGTGTTCCGGAGGAAGATTAATGGCTAAAAAGATTTTATTACCTGCAGAAAGATTGATTGACTCAAACATCAAAATTGGTTAGCGCGATGGTACTATTATTGAGAAAGGTGTTATTCTAAACGAGAATTATTTGGAAGCAAATTTGGAAAAGATTGGCAATGTTATGTCAATCTTTTCCGCTTATCCAGATATTTATCTTGATGTTATAAAACCATAGGAATCATCATTTACTCTATTCTTTTACCAGAGAATTACATTGCGCGCACTGATGCGTTTTAAAGATGTTTTCGGCACGGCGCCTCGTGCGTTCTCTAAATCTTTTATTACTATTTTAGCAATGATGCTTCAATGCATCTTCATTCCTGGTACAAAGCGATTTATTTGCGCTCCTAATAAAACTCAGGCCGCGCAGATTGCAAAAGAAAAAATCGTCGAAATTTATGACCGATGGCCCCTACTTC